CCCCCGCCCAGGTCGGCCGTCATCGTTTCGGATGCAATGGTGCCGGTAGAGCAATTGAGATTGTAGGTGCCTGTGCCGCCAGTACCGGTACCGAGGCTAGAAATATTACAGGCACCAACGGTTATACCCGTTCCATTGACCTGCTGATTCACCGCCAGAGTACCATTTGTAACCGCCGAAACTGTCAAGATACTCCCAGAGATCGATCCTGTGTAGTACGCCCCACTTGTAGTATCGGAGGAATTGTATTGATACAACCCTCCCCCACCATCCCCCGCAGAATAGTACCCAAGCACATTTTCCAATTGATAGGAAGCACTGAGGGTGGAACGCAGGTTAGAGACTGTAGTAACAGAGGGAGTGCCAGGAAATGTCTGAAAAGAAGGAGGATTGCCTGCCCCAGCGGAGGTTAGAATCTGCCCCACAGTCCCAGGGCTGACTACAGTTGTAGGACTTCCGCTCACCAACAAACCATTAGAAGTCAATGCTGGTGTATTCACCGCCCCATTGAATGTTGCCGATCCGGCCACTGAAAGATTCTGAACCGGAAATGTCTGCCCAAAAGCGACATTTGCCACGAGCATGAGGGCTATCGCGATTATCTTTTTCATACTTGCACTCCCGCAGCGTCAACCCAAACGGTAGGCAAGAGCTGCTTCGCCCACACCATGAAACCCAAAGTTGTATCGAAGTATGGCTGTCCTACATATACAGGTAAAGGACGATTAGCCGTTGTCCCCGACAGAACGCTAGCACCCCCAGATCCGAGGATGAAGGCCGCCAACGTTGCCAAAGGTATGTCAGCTGTTTGGCCTGTGACAACGCCTGTGCAATTGTCTGTTGCCGCCAAACTCCGACCATTGAGAGGGTATGAACCTTGTTCAGCCATGGAAGGCTCCTAAAAGTGGGTTAGTGGGCAGTCCAGTTGCTGCCGTTGCAGTAGGCCGGAACCGACACTGCGCCCCCGCCAGTCAATGTGCTGTTATAGGTCGGTGATGATGCGTCCGAAACAGCATACATCTGCCCTTTCGCGCCAGCATTGCACGTCGGAAGCGATGAGACAGTGGTCACGGAGAGTTGTATAGGGCCTGTCATCACAACAGACTTCAACGTTGTAACACCAGTCGACGGGACATACGAGAGACCAACCGTACCCCCCGGTGTTCTCCACTGATACACCGCTGCATTGTTATCCCACTGCTGTCGCCAGATTTCTGAACCATTGGTGAGAAAACGCTGATTGGCAAGCGTTGAGGTCGGAATATTTTGATCCAGGTACACCGATCCGCCGGTTCCTGTGCCAGGGTAGGTTCCGTTAAGAGTAACATTCCCTGCGTTGAACCACGTATAGCCGAGAGAGGTCACATTTACTGGCGTGTAGAAGGTACCAAGAGTGTTCCCGGTGTCCGTGATTCCAGTTGCTCCAGCAATAACTGAAGCAGGATCGTTTGCATATCCATAACCAGTGTTGCTTGTGGTCGATCCCCCAAACACCTCCATCGACCCACCCTCAAGTGCGATGTATCCCCCACTGTAACTAGACCCCAGAGGGTTTACACCCCCACCGTTACCAGACACAGATGTGTTTTCCGCCCGTACTAAGCCATTGCTGTAAGCGGCAATGCCTCCAATATAGTTCCCGGTGGCGGTTCCGTTCGTATATTCAATTACCCCGCCTTGCTCGGCCAAGGCCCCAAAACCTAGATTGTTCGATGCGTCGCTTGCTCCTGTAGACACTGCATATTGCGCGTTGATCTGACCTCCTTGGTAGGCCCAGATATTCGCGTCGCCCCCATTCTTTACAGTTACAAAAGCGCCAGCTGTCCCGGCAGCGTTGATGACACCACCATAAAGCTCGGATATATTGTAGTAGAAACTGTCAATTGTCAGATTTGGTCCAAGCTTCGAGATGGTCCCGGAATTGGTGAAAACTCCCGTTGTCAGCGTCTTCGTTCCAACGTTCTTGATGTAGAAACCGTTAATCTCACCGAACGAAAACCCAGGTGGAACATAGAAGCCATTCGTCCCAGAGAAATTTAGAATGCAATTCGCTGGCGTTGTGGTATCGCCAATAATGTGGATATTCTCGCCGAAGGGATGGCTGAGCGTGACTTGTCCGGGGACAGAATAGGTGCCATCAGCCACCTGGATAGTCACCGATCCGTATATTTGCCAGTTCTGGATTGCGGTTAGCGCTGCCGTGATGGTCGAGAATTGCGACGGCACATTAAGCGTAACGGAAGTACCTGATGGGACGAGGAAATACCCCCCAGACGCAGCAGAAGCGGCCTGAGCAGCGGTGCCAAAGTCAGCAACTGTGACGAAGTCAGAAAACTTGCTTTGGTATGTGCGCGCTACGCTGCCAGTCCCCGAGTTCTGGAACAGCAACGAAGGGTTGGCTGCGGTCACTGTCAGGCTCGGCATTGTCACTGCGCCGGTGAATGTAGCCCCCGACAGTTTGGAATACAAGGCAAACTGGGAGTTCAGGGCACCTGCGGTCAGAAGCTGGCCGGGGGTGAACTGAGCGTTAGCCACCGCAGACACGCACAGCAACAAGAAGGCTAGAAGTTTTTTCATAGCAGAATCGAAACATCCAGATAGAAATCAATATCGAGACGGCCAGGAAAGCCATACGGGCCGGGCGGATTCGTGGCAGAAGGCGTGCCCGGGGGGAAAATCATCTGACCATTGGTGTCAAGAATAGGGCAACCATAAGTGTCTTGGATAGCCCATCCACGCCATTGCACAATGGAGGGGTAGAAAGCGGTGTTCACGTAAGAAGGATAGGCGCAACCGGGGATGGCAAAGCCTGGGATAGCGTTATTTCCCTGCAAAGTGCAATATTCAGTGTAAGGAAAGTTTGTGGTATCGCAGAGAGGGGGGGTCCATGGGCGTGACCAAGGCACCGTTTGATTATCTTTAACCCCTCTCAAAAAATCCTGGGGGTTACGAACCTCTTTGTGATGTTTGCAGACATACAAACCATTCCATGTGAACATAGCGCGGCCAGACTTTTCCTTGCGCCCGCATAGGTCACAAGTAAAGTTCCATTCGCCGCTCTTGAAGAAGTCTGCCTGACCCACCACATGCTCCCATTTATTTGTCCAAATTAATCTACATTAATTCCTATAAACAATTCCTACACCACGGTTCCTGAGCCATCGACCCAAACTTGCGGGTTCACAGACTTCAGCCAGATTGGGCGTCCGATCGACGTGTCGAATGTGTGTTGCCCAATCACCGCATTCGGAGGCCGTGTGGACGTCGTACATGTCGCGGCATAGGCATCATTGATGGTAGCTACCGTCGCATCAAACCACCGTTTGTCGGGTTGACCATGCGGCGGAACGGGAGAAGCCTTTTGACTCATAGCTTACCACTCCCAGGATTCGGCATAGCCCAAGGCCTGAAGCTTCGGCAACTGTTTTTCAAGCCGATTGCCAATGTCAGTCCGATACATCGGGCTGTTGGGAATCTCCAATTCCCCGATGACATCATAGGCTCTTTTCTTAGCCTGCTGAATAGTCTTGCCAGTGCCAGTAGTCACAAGCAAATACTCCCCCGCCGACACCATCATGGCCTCGCGTTGACCCTTTTCATTATGACCTTCCCCGAGCATCATCTCCACAGGGTGAATGTTGTAGCGATTGCTTGCATTGACCCCCCACACAGGGAAGCCAACGGAGCCTTTGCGGTCACCGTGGGCATACGGAAATTCGGGCATGGTCACATAAACACCAACAGCCACATCTGTGGAGGGCTTGAAAGTATCTCGACCATGCAACAAATCGAGCATCCACCCCGCCACATCAGGATGTAAAGCCTGCTGAATCTGGAAGAGGGGCCAGCCAGGACGAGAGGTGAATTCAAGAGGGCACATTTCCCCCTTCTCATTAATCATCACAGCCACATCAATGTAGCCGGTGTAGCCTTCTCGAATGAGACGGGCCTCAAGTGGGGCGAGCAAAGCCTTCGCCAGCTTGCTCTCCCCCATCGGAAGGTATTTCATCACAGTTCCCATCTCACCGGTGTTGGGGCCTTTTTCATCGTTCATCAGCTTCTTGAA